GAGTAATGTTTAAAGATATCAACCCGCGTATCAATGAGTATATGCAACTGAGTCCTATCGGTATGCAAGACGGTATCATGTTTGTTGTGTTGTCGATCAAGACACCATTCCATACCATGAAGACGCAGATGCTTGACTACAAACAGAATGGTCTTGACTCCAAGTATGTGTGGGGTTTCAAGAAGGATACACTCAAGTATCTGTTGGAGCATAGTGGTGAGTTGTACGATGACCTTATGGAGTTGTGGGTCACACCTAAGAAGGAGTTGGGTGGTACTGCTGACACCAAGGATGCGGCCATGATGATGCGACTGATGGATGTTCCCGGTCTTGGTATGGTCAAGGCAGGCTTTGTCATGCAGATGATGTTCGGTCGCGTGGGGTGCATGGATGTACACAATACCCGCAGGTTCTACAAGGTTGACTCCAAGGATGTACAGATATCCGCAGGAGTGCGTAAGGACTCGACTAAGTTCAGAAAGATCATTGGGTATGTGCAGTTGTGTAAAGGTAACCGCAGTACATCCAAGCTATGGGACTCATGGTGTGAGCAATTAGTGTACAAGCCTTGCAATCGTGGTCGCTTTGCCGATGGTAATGCGGTATCTCAATTCCATTTACAAGCATTGGTGGTGTAATATGAAAGAGTTTGTGTTTACTGTACCATACAAAGAGACGGTAACAGGACTGACCACGTTTAGTGTAGAGGCTGAATCTCTTGAAGAGGCAACAAACAAACTTAACAAAGAATCGTATATGTATTATGTAGATTCAGAGGAGCATTCTTCAGATGACTATGAAGAGTTCTGGGGTGAGTTATCGTTAGAACGTGTAAAGGAGAAAGACAAATGAAAGGTGTATTAGTAGATCCGTATCTCAAGACTATTGAGAACGTGGAAGTAAATGACTGGCGTGATATCCAGAATCACTTACAGTGTATGTGGTTTGGTTCTGGCGGATACGATGAGGGTGGCGATGCCATCTATGTCAACGATGAGGGCTTGTATGAGGAGACAGAGTTCTGGTATGCACCTGATGTGTACCCTTATCCGTATGCAGGGCGTGTGTTGTTCCTTGGTATCAATCGGGCCAATGGTGAGTCACAGGATGCATGGTTGGATGCAGAGGATGTTGCGGACATGGATCACAAGTTCATGACGCGCGATGAAGTAGCAGTGATGGGAGATTTGCACTGATGTTTAAAGATGGTAGGGAGTATTACGGTACTCATTGGTGGTATGACCCAGAGGACAATGAGTTCTGTCTCAATGTCGTGTGGAAGTTTGAGAAGGGTGGAGACATTCCTGACTCATGGCACTTGCAGTCTGTTGAGTTGGAAGACTACAGTGATAGTTTGCCTCAAGGCTTCATCGAGGAAGTCAAGTGGATGTGCGGAACAGACAGAGAAATCTGGCGTTATGTTGTAAATGAAGGACCGTCAATGAAAATGGAAGAGGTAAGCTACGAATGAAACATTACTATACAATTGAAGAACTTGTGAACTTTTTAGAGAATTTAGATCCACTTACAATTGAGTTTGCTGACACTGAAGGTGCGCTCGATGCCATCATAGCGAGGCTGAAATCACAGAGCGATCACATCGAGTGGATGCGTGGTCGTCTTGCGTTGGCTGAGCATGTCATCGGTGAGTTGTATCTCATGCAGAGGGAGTATGAAGAATGAGTTCGTTTGACAAACTATGGCATGGTGTGATACCATGTGGTCACTGGATGATCACAAAACCGTGGGGTAATCGATGAGTATCAGTAAAGGATTCTTAATCTATGCTGTCATCATTGCCTGCTCACTAGCAGGGAGATATATGAATGAGATGTCTGGGATGTAACAAAGAGTTGACTGACTTTGAAGCGACTCGCAGGTATGCCGACTCAGAAGAGTTTATTGATATGTGTAATGATTGTTTCAAGCACACTGACATCAAAGCTCTTGAGCGTCATGACCTGATGAGTATCTCTGATGTGATGGAGCTTGACTCAGATGAAAATTCATGATACAATATTCTTACTTTATAGATACGCAAGAGATTTTAGTTATGGTTAATATCTTTAATATCCCTGAAGAGGACTTCAGAGTTGCAATGGAGGAACACAATGATCATCAGACTCTTGTGGATTGTTGTGAGATGATTTATAAATATGGTCTGTTGCGTACACTCAACAGTCTCTCTGATTATTGTGAGGACAACAAGGAGGCGTATGCGTTGAGGATGTTGAGTCAATATTACAAGGAGAACGAGAGTGCCTTTTGTAAAGATGCACCAACCATGCAATGACTGTGGTTCAAGCGATGCGCTTGCAACTAACGATGACGGGTGGACTCATTGCTTCTCCTGTGAGGCACGTAGACCGCCTGAGTCAGACGATTGGGTAGAAAGGAATAGCGAGGTACTAATGCACGCAACAACACACGACAGTAAGCCTGTCCATGCGTTTGAGGACGCAAACTATCGAACGATCATTGACCGTGGTATCAGCAGTGACACTGCACGTACATACAAATGTGTTCAGTACGATGGACAAACCGCGTTCGCATACACAGATGACAATGGCAACATTATAGCTGAGAAGGTACGCTCTGCTGATAAGAAGTTCTTTGTCAATGGCAACTGGAAAGACGCACAGCTATATGGTCAGCATCTCTTCAGCAAGGGCGGTAAGTTTGTCACCATTGTCGAGGGCGAGTTCGATGCGATGGCCGCGTACCAAATGCTTGGGTCTAAGTATCCGGTGGTTTCTATCCGGAACGGCGCGGCCTCTGCCGCCAAAGACATACGGTCTCACTACGAGTGGCTTGATTCCTTTGACAACATCGTGATCTGCTTTGACGCTGACGATGCAGGACAGAAGGCGGCATCACAGGTAGCTGAGATCTTTGGCAGTAAAGCCAAGGTGTTCAAGCATCTCGATGGTATGAAGGATGCGTGCGACTATCTTCAGAACAAGAAGATGAAGGAGTTCTCTGACAAGTGGTGGGCCTCTGAGCAACACGTACCTGATGGCATCATTGTCGGTAGCCAATTGTATGAGGATGTGATGAAGCCTCTTGCACCTGCCGATGTTGACTATCCGTTTGCGGGTGTAAATGGGTTAACATATGGTATCCGAAAAGGTGAGTTAGTGACGATCACTGCAGGATCTGGGCTTGGTAAGTCTCAGTTTGTACGTGAGATTGTGTGGCATGTTCTCAACAAGACTGAGGAGAACCTTGGTCTGATGTTCCTTGAGGAGTCAGTACGCAAGACAGGTCTGTCACTGATGTCACTGGCGGCTAATCAACCACTTCACTTACCTGACTCAGATGCAACCACAGAAGACAAGAGGGATGCCTTTACCAAAACTTTAGGGACAGAGCGTATCTACTTGTTCGATCACTTTGGTAGCACCAGTGTCGATAACATTATCAATCGAGTGCGGTATCTTGCAAAAGCGTTGGGCTGTGGCTACGTCTTCCTTGACCACATCAGTATTGTTGTGTCTGCTCAGGCTAGTGGTGATGAACGTAAGGCTATTGATGAGATCATGACCAAGCTACGTATGCTTGTGCAGGAGACTGGTATTGCTCTGATTGTGGTGTCGCATCTCAAGCGTCCTGATACCAAGGGGCATGAAGAAGGTGCGGCTACATCACTGGCACAACTGCGTGGATCTGGTTCCATTGCTCAGCTATCTGACATGGTGATTGGACTGGAGCGTAATGGTCAGGCTGAGGATGTTACTGAGCGCAACACTACCCGTGTGCGTGTTCTAAAGAACCGCTTCAGTGGGACTACTGGTCCTGCGTGTAGCTTGCTGTACTCCCGTGACACTGGTAGAATGACTGAGGTAAATGATGAGGAGTTGTAATGCAACCAAATGTACTGGTACTCGATATCGAAACCAACCTCGCGCATGACACCATCTGGTGTTGTGTGACCAAGGGTAATTGGTTTCCTGCGAGTGAAGGTAATGTGTTTACGCATGGACAAGGTGGACTGCAAGACTTAATCAATCAGGCTGACATTGTTGTTGGTCATAACATCATTGGGTTTGATGGTCCTGTCTTGTCAAGAGTATGGGGTATCAAGATTCCTGTACGCAAGGTGCGTGATACATTAGTGATGTCAAGGCTATGGAATCCACAACTGGAGGGTGGTCATAGTCTACGTATGTGGGGTCAACGTCTTGGTGATTTCAAAGATGAGTTCACTGACTTTGACGGTGGCCTCACGCAAGAGATGATCAAGTATTGTAGGCAGGATGTCCATGTGACTACGCTGTTGTATGAGAAGCTCGACAAAGAGTTACAGGGCTACGCATACTCTGTTGATCTTGAGCATCGTGTTGCATACATCATGAAGAAGCAGGAAGACAATGGTTTTAAACTCAATGAGAAAGAAGCTATCTCTTTATTGGCTCAACTTAAAGATCGAATGGCTTATATTACTGACCACTTGCAAAATATATTTCCTCCGATTGTGGAAGAGCGTTGGTCAGAGAAGACAGGCAAACAACTTAAAGACAGGGTTACCGTATTCAATGTGGGGTCAAGACAACAGATCGCACAGCGTCTGCAGGAACGTGGTGTTAAGTTTACTAAGACGACTGAGAAAGGCACTATCATAGTTGATGAGGGTACACTGAAAGCTATTGACTTACCTGAAGCACAACTGATTGCTGAGTACCTGATGATACAGAAGCGGGTTGGTCTGCTTGAGTCATGGATTGATAACGTCAAGGATGACGGTAGGGTACATGGCAGGGTCATTACTAATGGTGCTGTGACTGGACGCATGACACACCAGAAGCCCAATATGGGTCAAGTACCTAGTGTCAACAGCGAATATGGACCTGAGTGTCGTGGTCTGTGGACTGTTGATGATGGTAACGTCTTATGCGGGACGGATCTTTCGGGGATCGAGTTACGTTGTCTTGCACATTACATGCAGGATGACGAGTGGACAGAGGAACTATTGAATGGGGACATCCATCAGAAGAACGCTGATGCCGCAGGCATTACGAGACCGCAGGCTAAGACTCTTATATACGCGACATTGTACGGTGCAGGACCGGCCAAGGTTGGCAGTATTGTCGGCGGAGGTGCGCGTGAAGGGAGTGAAGTACTCCAGAATTTTTATCGCAACACCCCTGCGTTATCAAGACTTATGGAGAAAGTTAAGAAGGTGGCGGTCAAAGGGTACGTACCCGGCTTGGATGGTAGAAGAATACTGGTGCGTAGCGAACACGCCGCACTTAATTCATTACTGCAAGGATGTGGTGCTATTATTGCGAAGCAGTGGTGCATCGAGGCGCACAAAGAGTTCAAGAGACAAAGACTTCCTGTACAGCAAGTTGCATTCGTGCATGATGAAATCCAGATTGAAGCACAGAGACCACATGCGGAAACTGTTGCGTCAATCATGGTAGCCTCTGCTCGCAAAGCGGGTGAGGTGTTGGGGTTTCGGTGTCCCGTAGATGCCGAAGCAAAGATTGGTAACAATTGGTTTGACACGCACTAACAATGTGTGTTATAATATATGTTCTATTACTTCCTATAGGAGAAAAGTATGAGCGAAGTATTTAAACTTGACAACGTAGAGTTGATGTGGCCCTTCCTGTATGAGCGTAACAAGCTCAGCGGTAAGTACCAAGTCGATATTGTGAACCTCGATGACGATCAGATCGAGGCTATCGAGAAGACTGGCGTGACTGTACGCTCTGATGCTAACAAGCCAGAGAAAGGGTTCTTCATTACGTGCAAGTCTAAGAACTACGAGATCACACCACACGATAAGAATGGTGACGTGATTCCTTCAAGCATCAAGGTAGGCAATGGTTCTAAGGCGAACATTATGGTCAAGCCTTATTCTTGGAAGTCACCGACTGGTCAGTCAGGTATGTCGTTAAGCATTGCTAAACTTGTGATCACTGACCTGAACAAATATGAAGCACCTGAAGTCAATGAGATGGCTGAGGACGAAGAGACTCTGTGATCGCACTGATTGATGGCGACATCCTCTGTTACCGCATAGGATTTGCAACGCAAGAGGAATCTGAGGACGTAGCTATCAGGACGATGGCTAGGTTCTTGGAAGACATGCTGATGTTTGATATCGACTGTTCAACATGGAGGACATACTTAACTGGCAGTTCAAACTATCGGCATGACTACGCCATCACTGCACCTTACAAGGGCAACCGCAAGGGAGAGAAACCAGTACATCATGGTCTCTTGCGGGAGTACCTTCAATACTCATGGAACGGTGACGTGTACGAAGGGATCGAAGCTGACGATGCAATTGCAATCGAGGCAACCAAGTTCGGTGACGATTCCATCATCGTCTCCTTGGATAAAGACTTTGATCAAGTGCAAGGATGGCACTACAACTTTGTTAAGAAGGAGAAGTATTACATCACCGCAGAGCAGGGATTGCTCAACTTCTATATGCAGTTTCTTGTTGGTGACCGCATTGACAACATCATAGGTGTCAAAGGTATTGGCCCTAAGAAAGCTCACAAATTACTCAATGGACTGAGTGAACGGGAGATGTTTGATGTTTGTGTTGAGGAGTTAGGAAGCCACGAGAGGGCTGTCGAGAACGGAGTGTTGTTATACTTACAACGCAAGGAGAATGAGTTATGGAGTCCGCCAAGTGAAAACGCAGTCAGCGAAAGCGAAGGGGCGTAAGCTACAGCAGTGGGCGCGTGACCAAGTTCTCGATGTGTATCCCCATCTGGAGGAGGATGATGTTAGAAGTACAAGCATGGGTGTTAGTGGCAGTGATCTTCAACTTAGCCCTTTGGCTCGCAAGTCTTTCCCGTTCGATGTCGAATGCAAGTCGCTTGCGAGAGTTGGAGTCTATCGTTTTATTGACCAGTGCAACAATCGAGGCGATGCACAGCCACTTGTCATCGTTAAAGAAAACAGAAGAAAGCCTTTAGCTGTTGTTGATGCAGAGTATTTCTTTGAACTATTGAAGAAGGTTAAGCATGATTAAACATATGGTCATACCTGACACGCAAGTAAAACCTGATCATCCAATTGATCACTTGCGTTGGGCAGGAGAATATGCCGTAGATAAAAAGCCTGATGTGATCATACACATTGGTGACCACTTTGATCTACCTAGTCTATCAACGTATGATGTCGGTAAGAAATCGTTTGAGGGCAGACGCTACGTCAACGATATCAACTCAGGCATCGAGGCTATGCAAGAGTTCCTTGATCCTATTCGTAAGGAACAAGAGAGGCTCAAGCGTAACAAGGACAAGCAGTGGAACCCTCGCATGGTATTCACACTTGGTAACCACGAGTACCGTATTGCTCGTGCTATCAACGCTGACCCTAAACTAGACGGACTGATGTCCTTTGATGATTTATATTTAACAGAGATGGGATGGGAGGTGTATGATTTCTTACAGCCTGTGGTCATTGATGGTGTGTGTTATAGCCATTACTTTGTTAGTGGTGTTATGGGAAGACCAGTAAGTTCCTCTAACGCACTGTTGAACAAACAGCATATGAGTTGTGTCATGGGTCACGTACAGGATCGTAGTATCTCCTACGCTAAACGTGCTGATGGTAAGCGCATCACTGGATTGTTTGCAGGAATCTATTATCAACATGATGAGGACTACTTGAACCCGCAGACTAACGGATCATGGTCTGGTATCTGGATGTTGCATGAAGTCTTTGAAGGTACGTTCGATGAGATGCCAGTGTCAATCAACTACTTGAGGGAGAGGTATGCCTGATCTAAATTCTATGGCCCGTGAGTATCAGCTTGGTGGTAACCATTACACATCCAAAGACATACAACCTTGGGATGCAATGCAGTCATGGATGACTGAGGATCAGTACCGTGGATACTTAATTGGTAATGTAATCAAGTACATCGCTCGCTTTCAGGACAAGGGTGGTGTATTAGATTTGCAAAAGTGCAAACATTATCTTGACAAACTAATTGAAGTATGGTAAAATAGATGTTTACGCTTGAAGATATTAAGGATAAGCTCAAGCAGTTAGATGAGGTAACTCTGATGGAGACGTTAGAGATTACTTCAGAAGACTTAGTTGAAAGATTCGTAGACCGGATCGAACAAAAACAAGAGACACTGGAGATAGACTTAGATGACTCAACACCTTGGGATAACGATTGATTATGAAAGAGACAGTCGCCTTAGTGAGCAAGCACTTACGCTTATGCGTGACTACTATATGCTTGAGAATGAAGAGTCTCCTCAGCAGGCTTTTGCTCGTGCGGCAGTTGCCTACTGTTATGGGGATCTGGATTTGGCACAACGTATTTATGACTATGCCTCAAAAGGTTGGTTCATGTTTGCGTCACCTGTGCTCAGTAATGCCCCAGAACCGAATGGAAAGATTGGTGGGTTGCCTATTAGCTGTTTCCTTACTTACGTGGGGGACAATCTTGATAGCCTTATTGAACATAATGGGGAGGTAGCATGGCTTTCCGTAAAGGGCGGAGGTGTGGGTGGGCACTGGTCAGACGTGAGAGGAGTGAGCAACAAAGCTCCGGGACCAATCCCATTCATGAAAGTAGTAGACGCGCAGATGACAGCGTACAAACAGGGGAAGACACGGAAGGGAAGCTACGCGGCGTACCTAGACGTAAGTCATCCTGATATCGAGGAGTTTATCTCCTTCAAGGTAGCGACTGGTGGTGACATCAATCGCAAATGTTTTAATCTTTTTAATGCAGTGAACATCACTGACGCTTTTATGGAGGCGGTAATTAATGATACAGAATGGAATCTCACAGACCCAAGTACAGGAATTGTCAGAGATACAGTCGAGGCTCGCAGACTTTGGCAACGAATACTTGAAGCTCGCTTCAGAACTGGCAGTCCTTACCTTAACTTTATCGACACAGCCAGACGAAGTTTACCAGAAGCTCAGAGACGGCTTGGACTCACAATTATGGGTAGCAACCTCTGCAATGAAATCCATCTCGCAACAAATGAAGAACGCACAGCAGTCTGTTGCCTCTCATCAGTCAACCTCGAAAGATACGACGACTGGAAATCAAGCGGCATGGTTGGAGACCTTATCAGATTCTTGGACAACGTGCTTCAATTCTTTATTGACAACGCACCAGAACAATTATCAAAAGCTGTTTACTCAGCTTACAGAGAACGCTCAGTTGGCCTCGGAGCAATGGGCTTCCACGGCTACCTCCAA